GTCCGACAACGGTTGGACGGCCATTCGTCACCCAGGCTATGGGAACCGGGCCTGCCACACGCCGACCTACCTCCACGCGATCGGCCGGTTCAAGGTCCACATCGCCACGGCCTCGACCTTCGGCTTCGCCCTGCGCAAGATCATCGAATCTGTTGCCTGCGGTTGCATCCCGGTGACAGACCTTCCGGCCTATGACGAGCTTCCAATGATCGATGGGGCGCTGGTCCGGATTCCTCCTGGGTGCTCGCGGGAAGTGCTGGAGGAAGCAGTGGCGCGAGCGCTCGATTCCTGGGACTATGACGAGCGGTTTGAGTTCGCTCGGCTCGCAAAAGGACGGTACGACTATCGGTGGGAGGGCGCCCGAATCGATCTAGAGATCCAACGATCACTTCGGCTAAAGCCATGAAGATCCACGGCCTCACGGTGTGTGTGAACTACGCCGATCTGTTGATCCGAACAGCTCCAATCATTCGGCAAGGGCTCGACACGTGGACGATCGTGACGACTCCGAGCGACGAGGAGACGATTTCGCTGGCCCGGTCGGTGTGTGCGTTTGTCCATCAGACGCGCGCCTTCTACCTCGACGGGGCCGTCTTCAACAAGGGACGGGCGATGGAAGAGGCACGGCAGACGATGCCCCAGGACCAGTGGACTCTGTTCGTGGATGCGGACGTGCTTCCTCCTCCGGGGTGGGTCGAGATGGTCGAAGCCGCCCAGCCTCGGATTGGAAACCTGTACGGCTGCACCAGACTGGACGGTGGAGATCTTGCCCGCCCGGACGACCCGGCCTGGCGCCCGGTCCCGACCGACGTCGTCGGGGTCGGATTCTGGCAGCTCTATCACGGCCTGGACCCGGTCGCGCAGGCGCGCCCGCTGGTCAATACCACCTGGCGCCACGCAGGAAGTTACGACAGCGACTTCCTTCATTTGTGGCCGAGGAGTCGTAGGATCGCGCTTCCTTTCCACCTGCTCCACTTGGGAGAGCGGGACAATTGGTGCGGCCGAGGGAACCGTAAGGAAATGGTCCGCATGATGGAGGAACGAAGGAGGCGCGGGGGCCACTACCAGCAGTGGGATCAGGAAAGAATCGATGGCTGGCGAAGGCCTGACGCCGGGACCGGTCGCGCATGACCGCGATCCTGGCCGAGATCGTCTGCCCTCTGGGGCCGCAAGACGTCTCTGGCGACCACCCGCTCCGGCGCCCATCCTATTGGGAGACCTACATCGAGGGATTCGTTCGTTCGCTCACGACCCTCGGCGTTCATCTGGTTCCTCCTTCCACGCCCTGCCGGCCGGCCGCGGGGGCGCAGTATCTCTCGCCTATGAGCCACACCTTCGCGACTCGGTGGAGGTTTTCAGACGGCCAGGAGGTCACGCTCGGCGTCTGCTACGCGGATCACGGGGCCACGGCGCCCTGGCCAGAGGTCGATGCCCTCCTCGTGATGCGATGCCATCGCAGGGTTTCATTCGACCAGCCTCGATTCCCAATCGGACTTCCTTTGTCCGTGGGCTGGTCCAGGGGAGACGCAGGAGCCTTCCTGGGGGCCGGATTAGCGGCTCTGCGCGCCCACAGAGAGGCCCGGATGGGAACGGGGCCGGCCTACTTCAACGAGGGCCATTTCCGCGTCGTAGGGGCCGAAGGGCCGGACCGATTCCCCAACCGGAGGCGGTGCCGAAAATGGCTGGAAGAGGCCGGAGTTTTCATTCCCAGGTCTTGTTCGGCTGCCGATTGGCACACCCAGGTTGCCTCCTTCGCCTGGACGCTCAACCTCTGTGGCGAGGGCAACTGCATCGATCGCAAGGTGGTGGAGTTGTGCGCGATCGGAACGGCGATCCTCAGCGATCGGGGCCTGGAAGATCTGGAGCTTCCCTGGGACGGCCGATTCAGACACGGGGAAAACGTCTGGTTCCTCTTCACCCCGGAAGAGGTCCTATCCATCCCGGCACAGGCGTCCGAAGCTCTGGTGGAGCGCCTGTGCGAGGGTTCCAGGCGCCTCTACGATGAATGCCTCTCGCCCCTTGCGGTGGGCTCCTGGACGGCCGAGGTTGCGCGAAGGATGCGGCGACCATGAGAAAAAGCGGCTGCAGCACACCTGATTGCGCCAACGATCACGCTCCTTCGCAGCGCCTGTGCGTTCCGTGCCACAACGCATATATGAGATCTTGGCGCATTAACCATCGGCCTTCGGACGAACAACGAATCAGAGGAAATGCCAGAACCTACCTTCACGTCTACGTTTCGCGCGGCAAGGTCGACAAATTGCCCTGCGCAGTCTGCGGGGAGTTCCCAGTTCATGGCCATCATCACAGAGGCTACGACGACCCATTGGACGTGGTCTGGCTCTGTCCGGATCACCATCGCGAGGAACATCGGAAACTCGCCTGCAAAGGTGCGTCGTGAAACATCCGAGGCCAATGGTCGAGCCGGCCTCAAACATCCGGGGGAAGGTCTGGCTAACACCGGGGTCCGGCCTGGTCGTACTATCACCGAAAACGAGGCTCCGGGTCGTCGCTGGATCTTTGCGGCCAGGTCCCGGCGGCCCGGAGGCCTCACCTTCCTGCTTCGAGGCCGGTTCAGAAGGATCGATTCTCTGCGTCGAGGAGGACGAAAATGGCCCACGCGACTGAACAGGACGTGAAATCGATCATCGAAACCCTGCTCGATGCGGACGAGGTCGCTCCGTTTCTGCAGACGGCGGCCAACGTCGTGACGGCGCAACTGTCCGGAGAAAACCTGTCGGAAGACCAGTTGCACGACATCGAGATGTGGCTGGGCGCCCACTTCGTCGCCATTCGCGATCCGAGGCTCACCGCCCAAACCTACGGGGATGCGGAGGACCGGTTCGAAACAGCGACCGTGGCGACCGGCCTGGCCTCCACCCGCTACGGGCAGACGGCCATCTCCTTGGATCCTTCGGGAAAACTGGCGGCCATCGCCTCGCGCAAGGGCAAGCCGAAGTTGGCCTTTATCCCAAACTCCACGGAGTGGGGAGTGGATCGTGGCTAGGGATCGGCGCCACCCGCACAAGGCCATCTATTGGGCCAACCAGACCTCGGACGGATATGGCGGTTTCACGTTCGATGCTGGTGTCGAGATCGACACTCGCTGGGAGCAGAAGGCCGAACTGTTCATCGACAAGAACGGCGCGGAGGCTCATTCCTCTGCGGTGGTGTTCATCGCCAACCCTCTTCAACTTGGCGCTTTCATCCGGCTCGGACCGATCTTCGAATTGACCTCCGACCAACTGGCCAATCCCAACAACGTCTCTGGAGCACTCGAGATTCGCCAAACGAGCAGGGTCACGACCATCGATGGAGCGAAGGCGGTCAACAAGGTATGGCTCTGAACTACCGCCTTGGCGGGTCAGCCGCGACCGTGCTCGGGGTCGACGACGTCCTGGAAAGGATGAACGCCGAGATCAAGGCGATGAAGGGACCGAAGACCAGGTCCGCGCTCACCCGAGCAGCCTTGCTGGTCTCGGGTCGAGCCAAGGTCTACACGCCTGTGGCCACGGGATTCCTTCGGTCGACGGCCTATTGGACGATCATCAATGCGCCCGAGGGGCCAGGCGCGGAGATCGGTTATTGGGCTGCCTACGCGCCCTTCGTCCACGAGATCGACAAGAACTATGTCAAGCCCGGAACGGGTTGGAAATTCCTCGAACGGGCCTTGCAGGAAAGCGCGACCGAGATCTTGAAGATCTTCGGTTCGACCCTCGATCTTACGAAACAGATGGAGGCCGAGGCGGCATTTCGCGAAGACCAGGGACCTTCTTCCGGAAGCATGTCGGACGAAACGGGGTGGATCGGATGAGTTCACCGGCATCTGAAGTCGCGTCGATTCTGGAGAATCAGTCGTCTCTCGGTCTTCGCTTGGCCAGGAATCTGTTCGTTTCGGAGATGCCGAACGATCCTGCCGCGGCGGTGGCGCTCTACGACGCAGGAGGGCAGTCTCCGGATCCGGTCCAGGACTATCGTCGTCCGAGCGTGCAGGTTAGAATCCGTGGAGCCCAGAGTGGTTTCCAAATGGCCTACCAGATGGCCGAGCGGATTCGCAACATCCTGCACGGCCTGCATGGGGTGAGCGCTGGACCGAACGTGCGCTACCTTTCGATTTTCGCCGAGGGAGAGCCGGGACTGGTGGGCTACGATGACAACCGGCGGCCCATCCTGACCTGCAATTTCTCATGTCAGAGGACGGAGGGCTGAGAAGGATGGAGGGACCTGAAAATGTCTGACGGCCTCATTGGTGCTGGCACCACGTTCCAACGGAAAGCGGACTCGTCCGTGAACACCTTTCACGACATCGGGGAGGTCACCAAGATCACAGGCCCGGCCCTTTCGAAGGCGTCCGTCGAGATGACCCACATGAAGTCGACGGCCCGCTACCGGGAGTTCAAGCCTGGTCTTCGAGACGCGGGAGACATCTCCGTCGAGTTCAACTTCACCCAGGCGGCCTACGGCCAGCTCCTGGCGGACTACGAGTCCAACCTCACTCACTTCTACCGCATGGTTTTTCCGGACGCCTACGCGAGCCAATGGGACATCGAGGCGTTCACGACCGAGCTGCCTCTGGACGTTCCGATGGACGACAAGATCACCTGCAAGGTGACCTTCAAGATCACGGGACAGCCGGACTTCACCAGCTAGGGCAAAACGACCAGAACGAAACAAGGAGGGCAAGCACATGGCGATCCTTACGCGCGAGCAGATTCTCGCGGTCCAAGACCGAAAAACCGAGACCGTTCCCGTGCCCGAATGGGGCGGAGAAGTCTTGGTGGCAAGCATGATGGGAGACGCCCGAGACAAGCTGGAAGCGCAAATCGCTTCCACCGACGGTCCCAGGCGATTCGAGCGCATGCGAGCCAAGATGGTGTCCGCGGCCGTCGTCGACGAGTCCGGCAATCTGCTGTTCTCGGAAACTGATGTCCCGGCCCTGGGAAAGAAATCTGCGCTCGCTCTCCAACGCGTTTTCAACGTCGCCATGCGCCTGTCGGGGTTCAGGCGTGATGACATCGAGGAGCTCGTCGGGGATTTACCCGACGCCCAGAGCGCCTCTTCTACTTCCGATTAGCGGCGCTTCTGGGCTACAAGCATCCGGACGTGATGCTCCGGGATCTGACCTCGCGCCAGGTCTCGGAGTGGATCGCCTTCTACTCGATCGAGCCCTGGGGCTATTGGGATTCCTGGCAGCGTAATTCCCGGCTCTGCGCCGTGATGTCGAATCCCTACCGGAAGCGCAACACGCGCGCCCTCGAAACGAAGGACTTCATGCCGAAACCTCCGCACCAGGCTGCCGAGAAACCTCAGACTACCGCGGAACAGATCGAGCAGGTCAAGCGGATCACCATCCTGTTTGGCGGGAAGATTCGCAAGAGAGGATCGGAAGCATGAACATCGGGACTCTGGTTGCTCGGATCGCGATGGACACGAGCGACTTGGACCGGGCCGCGGAGCACGCCGAGGGCAAGTTCAAAGGCGTGGGCGACGTCATGGAGGACCTTGGTCACGCGGCCAAGGGCCTCGCGGCGTCGCTCGCGGCTGCCTTCGCGGTCCACGAAGTCGTCCACAGCGTGGAGCAGTTCGAGGCCTCGCTGACGGCGGCCCGAGCCGAGATGGAAGCGACCGTCGAGCAGGCCGAAAAGATGAAGGAGATGTCCATCGCGGCCCGAGTTCCTCAAGACGCGGCCGACGCGTTTGCGGCGATGGCCCACGAAGGCGTGGCGGCCTCGGACGCGATGGTGATGTTGAACACAGTTCTGGATCTGCAGAAGGCCCATTCTCTGGACGTGGCCAGCGCCACCCGAGACCTCCTGTCCAGCATGCACGCCTACAAGTTGGAATCGAAAGACGCGGCCCACGTTTCCGATCTGATTTCTGAGGGAATGCACCTGGGCGGGCAGAGCGCGGCGGACTTCGCTTCCGCGCTCGCGGCGGCAGCTCCGATCGCCAGCGCCTTCGGCTATTCGATCGACCAGACTGCGGCCTACCTGGCGTTGCTCGGTCAGCGGGGAAAGGTTGGCGGGGAGGCCGGAAACGCCCTGGCCATGTCCATGCGCCTGGTGTCCACGGCGGCCAAGAAGGCGGGCGTGGACACTCACGATCTTGGAACCCTCCTCCAGGTCCTGGAGGCCCACGGGGCGACGGCATCCGACGTGATGCAGTTATTCGGCCGGAAAACCGGGATGGCGGCTGGATTGTTGGTCGGAATGGCTGACCAGCTCGAACAGACGACTGGCACCTTCAAGACCGCGGCCGGCGTGACCAAGGAGATGGCGAACATCGTCAGGGATGATCTCGGAGAGGCTTGGAATGCCCTCAAGGGAGCGCTCTCGTCCATCGTCTTGGACTCATTCACAAAAGGGAAATCCGGGGCTGAAGGATGGAGGGATGCCGTCGTCGAATTGACGAGCGTGGTCAAGCAACTCCACGGCCCTCTGACTGCGATCCTGGAAACCATCGGATCCATCGCGGGAGTGGAGCTTTCCGCGGTCACGGGCGCCTTCCAGGGGCTCGGGGTCACCTTCCAGGCTCTGGGAACGAGCGCGGCGGACTCCGGCAATGCCGCTCGGGCAATCTGGGCCAACGCGATGGTGGCGGTTGGTTTCCTGGCCAACTCGATCGTGCAGACGATCGGGATGGTGTTCAACGGACTTCTCCAGACCTTCCGGTCGATCGGAATGGGGATCCAGAGCCTCGTGCAGATGGTCGCGGCTGCTGTGCAGGGGGACTACTCGGCGGCCGAGGACGCCGGGAAGCAATTCCTGGGCGGTTTCAAGGAGTGGTGGGACACGCAAGGAGCGATCGCCAACGACACCACGGCCAGCATCGGTTCGGCCTGGAGCACGATGCTCGACCAGATGGCTGCGAACATCTATGGCACCACACCGGCGGTCGACAAGCTCGGCGAGTCCGCGAAGAAGACCGCTGACGCTCTCGGCGACCTTCCTGGAATGAACCCTCCTGGGAAGAAGGGGAAAACCGCCAAGGCAAAGAAGACCAAGGTGCCGAAGGTCAAGGCCGGAATGGGCGCCCCACCGACCGAGTGGGACGAGTTCATGGGCGGGCCGGTCACGGTGGCAACTCCGACCGCGGCGAACGCCATCCAGGACAGCGTGAACGCGAACGTCAGCGCGATGCGGGAGCTCTTGAACAGTTCGACTATGACTGCAAACCAAATGCGGCAGGTCTGGGACCAATACGAGCAAGCTCGGATGGTCCAGATCGAGATGGAAGGTGACGCTCTTCGGGCGCAAGGCGTGGCCGAGGACATCGTGGCGATGTCGATTTCCGCGAAGCACGCTGCCCTGGTGAAGGAGGAGCAAGCCGTCTTCTCCGCGCACGGGACGTGGATGCGGCAGTGGGCCACGACCCTTTCCCAGGACATCCGGACCGAGCTCGGCCAGTGGGTCTCCAACGGCCTGCGCGGGGATTGGGAGAGCCTGACGGACGTGCTCTCGAACATCTGGACGTCCTTCCTCGACAAGATCACGCAGCAGACGATGGACCAGTTCCTAAACCAGATTTTCAACATGATCGGAGGGGCGGTCGGAGGGAGCGGAAGCATGGGGACAGCCGGCGGAACCGCGGGCGGGTTTGTCGACGCTCCAATTGGCGGCTATGGCGGTGGCGCCGTCGCGGCCAGCTACAGTAGCACGGTCAACGTGAACGTAAGCACGCCGAACGCGACCTCGTTCAACCAGTCGACGGCCCAGGTTCAATCGAGGGCCTACGGAGGCCTCGTCCAGGCGCAGAGGAGGGCCGGCTGATGACCGTTACCTATGCTGGGTTTCACGATGTGCTCTTTCCGAGTGAAATTGGCCTCGGGAGTTCAGGCGGCCCGGAGTGGAAAACCGAAATCGGCGTGACCGACTCGGGCCTTGAGCAGCGCAACGCTCGGTGGGCCGATCCGCTTCGACGCTACGTGGTCCAGTGGGGAAACAAGATTCCGGATGACCTGTACGAGATGCTCGTCTTCTCCCTTGAGCGCGGGGGCCGTTTGAATGCCTTCCGGTTCCAGGACCTCCAGGACTACCAAGCCGATTCGCAGACGCTCACCCACATTGACGTTTCGGGAACGCCCACGTTCCAGATGATCAAACGCTACGGGACCTACTACGTCCGGACGCTTCAATTGCTGGTTTCTGGAACGGTCAAGGTCTGGGTCAATGGCGTGGCCAAGACGCTGGGATCCGGGTTCACCGTGGACCTTCTCACCGGGATCATCTCGATTCCTTCCTGGACGAACGGGCAGGTCGTGACAGCCTCTTGCGAGTTCCATGTGCCGTGCCGATTCGACACTGATTTCCTGGACGTCCGATCGACCGATCAGACGAACGGGAGCATCGTCATTCCCATCGTCGAGGTCCGGCTGCCCGAGCCGGTCTACTCGTGAAATCCTGGCCTGCTGACCTATTGGCGGCCCTGGCCAATCCCGCATCGAACGTCTCGGCCTGCGTGGACCTCCACCTTCCTTCGGGAACAACCTATCGGTTCACGAATTCCTCGTGCCGGATCACGGTCGGAGGCTACGACTACTTTCCAGGCCTCGGCATGATCCCGACGGCCGTGGCGTCCGACCGAACGCTCCAACCATCCACGATGGAAATCAAAATCCTGACCGGGACCACCTTCCCTGAATCGCTGTTCCTGAATGGCGACGTCGAGGGCGCCCTGGTGGACGCGTTCTGGGTGGACCGGGACCACCTGGCAACGTCCAAGGGTTACATTTTCAAGGGCTGGCGTGCCGGCAAGACCTCGCGACCTCCCGGCGACTCCGAGAGCCTCTATTCGATCGAGATCCGAAGCCGGACGACTCTCTTGCAGCGCCAAATCGTAGACCTGACCTCGGAGACCTGCCGAGCCCGATTCGGAGACGAACGATGCAAGCTCGACACCACGAGCCTCACGGTCACGGGGAGCGTGACCTCGGTCGGAACCAACGGCCGGCGGTCCTTCGTGGACTCGTCCCGGACGGAGACCGGGGACGTCTACGCGCGGGGAGACCTCACCTGGACCAGCGGGGCGAACGTGGGCCGGACGGTTCAGATCGAGTCCTTCGATCCGGCGGCAAAGCGGTTCCTGATTTTCCGGATGTTGCCCTACCGCATCCAGGTCGGCGACGCCTACCGGGTGGTCCAAGGCTGCGCGCGCACGCGAGCGGCCTGCGTGACATACGGGAACATGCTCAATTTCCACGGGGAACCCGACGTCCCGAAGGGTGACGAACTGAAGATCAACTACGGCCGGCCGGCCCGGCGGAGGAGCCCGTGGGAACGCTAGAAACCGAAATCCTGTCCTGGGTGGGAACGCCCTGGCGGGCGCGCGGGCGCGGGCGCGGGGGAGTGGACTGCGCTGGCCTGGTGGAATCCTTCCGGGCCTCCCTGGGCCTTCCCAGGACGGATCCGGTTGCGTACACCATCCCATGCGATTTCGGCCACGTGCGCGCCTCCGTGGCGCGCGTGGGCCGGCCTGTGTTGCGGGTTTCCGATGGAGACGTTGTCGTCATCCGGTTCGGTCGGACGGGCCACCTGGGCCTGGCCTGCGGGGACCAGATCGTTCACGCCTGCCGGAGGGCCGGCAAGGTCATCGCAGAACCCTGGGATGCGATCGCAGGTGGCGGACGGGTGGACAGCGTCTACCGAATGGGAGGCCCGAATGGGTGATCCGGCTACCACGGCCATCGTCATCGGCATGCAGATTGCCACGTCGCTGCTCCGGGACACGCGGCAGGACTCGCAGAAGCAGCCCGGCCCGCATCCCGAGGCGATCCGAATGCAGACCAGCGAGTATGGGGTCGCGATTCCGCTGGTGTTCGGGACTATGACGATCGGAGGGAACCTGATCTGGGCCTCAACGCCCGTGTCCGAAGGCTCCGATCCGGACAACCTGGAGTTCTACGTTTCCTTCG